TGGAAATTTGTACAGTAAATTGACAGGAGTAACGCAACATTTGTTGCTAGATTCTACTCATGCTTATATCATAAATCGTAGAGACTTAGATTCTCTATCAGAAATGGACATAAACATGCTTGTAGAAGAGCATGTGGCTTCGTGTGTTGCACGATCATTTAGGTACTAAGGGGGTAACCTACCTTATGATTAACCCTATGCTTAGAAACGAGTACAGTAAGCCACTATTTTTTAGAAAACCATGCTAGAATTGTATATATTTTTTAAACTTTTATTAATATATTGGTTGTCAAGATAACACGATTGTCACATGATTTGACTTTTGTTTATTTTTGTGATATAATCTTATACATATTATAACATTAATCAAATTAATAATTAATTATATTAATAATTTATATTAGTATTTATAAAACTTTATAAAGGAGTATAGTAATGATAGAATATAATAATAAAAAAGTAACACCAAAGGTGTATGCTAAACATCAAGTGTCTGATTACTTGATGGGTTTGTTTGATAGTCCAGAGGTTCATATGGATAAGGGTTTTACAAACGCTACACCTCGTGAACAGTCTGAGATAATGAATCAGGTTAGTTTGTTTGAGGATAGGATACATAAGTTATTGGGTGTTAAATTTAAAAGTATTACAAGCAGTAGTAACTTTGAAAAATCTATATAAGGAGATAGAGTATGGAAATAATATTAGTAGTGGTTGGGTTAGTCTTGCTTATGTCAATGACAACTTTGTACATGTACTTAGTTGAGGATGATAGAGTAGAACCACATGTCCCAACACCTATGAAACACAAGGGTAATTTCTGGGATGCAGAGACACAGAAGTATTACAAGTGGAATGAGTTAGAAAAGTTGAGGACATCTAAGGAGGAACAAAATGACACAACACAATGAAGCTGTTGAACAGCAAAGAGAGATACTTGAATTAGAAAAACAAGCTAAACAAATCATAGCTATTGACACCAGATACAAAGATGGGTTATGGTATAAACAAACAGTTGACTATGCCGATGGTCGAAGAGTAACAGAGTACAGAGACAAACGTAAGCATACAAAGGAGGAGAATAGATATGGCGAAGACGTGGAATAAATCAAAACATAACTCCGCTACTAAACAAGGTGGGAAAAAAACAAGTCAAGGTAGAGGTAACGTTAGCACCTCCACCATGAACAAGAACAAGAAAGCTAACTTAAAAAAATATCGAGGGCAAGGTAAATGAATATACACAGAGAAAGATATGAGAAATGGGGGAATTTAATATCTAAAAATAAAAGATTAACTCTAAAAGAATTAGAATACTATATTAAATTTAATGAAGCTTGGGACTATCCAAAAAAGTTTACAATAACTGAATTAAAATATTGGATTTTATATTTATTTAACGATAAAGATAATCAAAAACTAACTATAGAAGAACTTAAAAAAGAAATACAAGAACATCACAGCATGTATGACATATATGATTACGCAGATGATGATTATGGAGGAGATGTATATTTAAGTGATGGTGTTTATCTAACAGCTGATGGTGGTTCTTATGATGATAGAGATTAAATTATGAACATATTTTATTTTAATGAATGTCCAGTTGAATCAGCACTAGCACAACCAGATAAAATGCTAGTCAAGATGCCATTGGAAACAGCACAGATGTTATGCACAGCACATAGAGAATTAGATGGTGATGAGTGGGCAGACAAGCAAGGACTTTACAAAACTGCATACAAGAATCATCCTTGTACTATCTGGGCAAGAGAATCTAGTTCTAACTATCAATGGTTGTATCGGCACTTCATAGCCTTGTCCATTGAGTACAGTCACAGATATGGTAGATCGCATTTAAGTTTTGATAAACTATCAACACCTCTTATGCAACTACCACTTAATATAAACATTGGTGATATGACACCATTAGCACAGGCTATGCCGGAGGAATACAAACATAATGACCCAATCGTTGCGTATCGTAGATATGTAATCAATGAAAAACACTATGCCAAGTGGGAACAAAATAGAATTAAACCTACATGGTGGACTACACAGGAGGTAGCGTAAAATGAAATTTAAAATAATATTTGCAATGGTACTGGTGGCTTCTATAGCTTCTATCTATAGTATCATAACAACAACAGCCGGAGGTATAACAGAAAACAAGGCAGGACTTACAAGGCTTAACAAATCTTTCCTGTCTCTCAGCGAAGAGTTCGAAAGCGTAGGTAGGACTGCAGACTTAATAGAATCTACCAGAGAAAGCTATCGCAATTCTTTAATTAATCTGTCTAATAGAATAGATACATTAGAAGATTCTACTTTTGAAATACATAGTATATTAAAAGAGTTAGATGAACTGTTAAACAAACCACCGGTAGCAACTGTGGTTATTGAAAAGTATGTAGAGCCAGAACCTACAGAAGAGTTAGGAGTTAATGCTGGACTAGGTGTGCTTACAGGAACACAGGTTTTAGGACAGCCAGAGATAATACCAGAGCCAGAGCCAGACCCTATTGCATGTCCAAAGGTGAGGTCATCTAAACCTTATGGAGATTACATCCAAAACATTACTATCAAAAGGAATTTAAAATTCACAGCCATCTATGATTTGTTTGAGGGAAATGTAACTAACATACAATACGATGGTAGATTACCTCGTAAAGTTAAACAAGCCACACTTAATTATATCATGGACTTATCATTTGATAACCCAGTCACTGTGACAGGTTGCACATTACCCTTTACAATTAACATTTAGGGGTTGCTTTTTATATAAACCTATGTTATAATACACGCTTATTAAGATGAACTATATAGTAGAAAGAGAGCAATACAACACAGAGATTCTTACTCGTGATGAGTACAGAAAGTTTGGTGTGTATATGACGGAACACTATCCGAATGTCGGGCATGTGGTAGAGAAGCTAGACGATACCTTTAGGGTACGAATAGATGATACTCCACTAACATTCTGGGAAGAGATACTCACTTCTATTAGGGATTAATTGAAGGTATATTATAAGTAAGTCATGCCCTCCTTGTTTAACTTATAATATCTACAAGTTTCCGGTCTTGTGCCTTCTAAAACCGGACTAACTATTTTCAACCAAACACTTTACATTCATATGAAAGTATGTTATAATGTGTGCACTTAATACAAACCGATGGAGGAATAATTATGTATGAGTATGTAAAAGGAAAGGCAATGTGGGCTAATATCACATCGCCAAACACGAGGTTCCAACCTCACAAGTATGGGTTAACTGTTCTTACAGACCCTGATACTGCATCTAAACTTGAAGGCATAGGTCTTAATCAAGTTAGAGATAGATCAGGTCAGGCTAAGTATGATGAACCTGCATTTACTTTCAGCAAGAGAGCAACTAGGAGAACCAAAAATCCTGATTACAATCCTCGAGATGAGGAGAGTAATGAGCCAGAATTTATTGAGCTTCCTAATCCTGCACCAAAACTTGTTGATCCAGATGGTAATGATATGGATGTCAGTGTAGGTAACGGTTCGGAAGTAGTGGTAAAGATCAAGCCTTACAAGAATGACTTCGGACAATTTGCCGAACTTATGGCTGTTAAGGTAGAGAACCTTGTTGAATATGTTGAAGGCAACACGGACGACAACGAGGAATTCTAAATGATTATTACTATTAATAATGATGATGGGAATAAATCCTTTGATGTCAACAACATAGGTGACGACACAATAAAGCAAGAAGCTACTGTTATTGTACAGAAAGTAGGTAACTTACAAGTTATCATAGAAGCTTTAGACTTTGCAAGTCGTACACATCGTGCTAACTTAGAAGAACTTCTAAAAGATAGAGAGGAAGCAATCGTTGAAACAGAACCTGCTCGTAATGAGAAAGGTCAATTTGTTGGAGACGATCCAGAAACTATAGAGGATGAATCTAAAGTAGCAAAATAAAATAGTCTTTAAGGAGGGCTAACATGAATGATACAACATGGCAAAAGTTGAAACAACCCTGTCCACTTTGTAATAGCAGTGATGCTGTAGGAGTCAATGAAGATGGCTCTGCAAAGTGCTTCAGTTGTGGAGACTTTATGCCTAACTATGAACAAGCATGTAATGGAAAAACTATGACACAAACACAAACAACACAGACGAAACAACCTGATAGTATAGGTGAGGGTAACTTCATCGCACTAACTGATCGACAAATATCACAGGCAACTGCTAAGAAGTATAGTGTAAAAGCTGTACAAGATTTGAAAGGTCAGGTCGTTAAACATTTCTATCCGTACTACAACGGGCATGAACTGTCAGCTACTAAATGCAGGAACTCTTTAACAAAAGATTTCTTCGTGTCTGGTAGTTACAATGACACCGGATTGTTTGGTCAACAGTTGTTTAAGGGTGGCAAGTATGTCACCATAACCGAAGGGGAGTGTGATGCTATGGCAGCCTATGAACTACTAGGTAGTAAGTGGGCAGTTGTATCCATCAAGCGTGGAGCACAAGGTGCAGTACGAGATATCAAGGAGAGCTTAGAGTTTTTTGATAACTTTGAAAACGTGATCGTTGCTTTTGATAATGATAAAGCAGGAAAGGATGCAGCAGTAAAAGTTGCAAGACTTTTCAAGCCGGGTAAGGCTAGGATACTCACACTTCCTAATGGGTTTAAAGACCCTAACGATATGCTTAAGTCTAACAGACATAAAGACTTCGTTGAATCTTGGTGGTCTGCTAAAGTCTATACACCCTCCGGTGTTATCAATGTCACAGAACAACGTGAGAAGTTTCACAATCGTGAGAAGAAACAAAGTGTACCCTATCCCTATGAAGGACTTAACAAAAAGCTGTATGGCTTAAGACAGGGTGAGCTTGTAACTCTTACAGGTGGAACAGGACTTGGTAAGTCTAGTGTAACAAGAGAGATAGAGCATTGGCTTGTGAAACAAACACAGGACAACGTAGGTATCATAGCATTAGAAGAAGATTGGAGACGCACCATTGATGGTATACTTTCCATTGAAGCTAACGCTAGGTTATACATTGACCAAGAACGTGAGAAGTTTTCTAAAGAAGAATTGGATAAGATGTTTGACATGTTATATGATGGTGATAATAAAAATAGAGTATGGGTTCACTCACACTTTGGCACCAATGACATTGATGATATCTTTACTAAGCTACGATTTATGATTATAGGATGTGATTGTAAGTGGGTTGTTGTAGATCACTTACACATGTTAGTCAGTGCGGTACATGAAGGTGACGAGAGACGAGCCATTGATGCTATTATGACTAGGCTTAGAAGTTTAGTTGAAGAGACAGGTGCAGGGATTATTCTTGTATCACATCTCAGACGTGTCGATGGTAACAAAGGACACGAGAATGGTATAGAGGTTAGCCTCTCTCATCTACGTGGCTCTAACAGTATTGGACAACTATCAGATTGTGTGATTGCTTTAGAACGTAATCAACAAGCAGATGATCCCGATGAAGCTAGGACTACAAGACTTCGTGTACTTAAATCAAGATACACAGGTGATGTAGGTCTGGCGGCTAGAGTTATCTATGACGGTGAGACCGGTAGATTATCTGAACTAACAGATGAAGATATAAATTTTGATAACTCTTCATCGGAGGCATTTTAATTATGGACTTAGTATTTGATATTGAAACTGATGGACTAGATGCTACTAAAGTGTGGTGTCTTGTTGCTCAAGATGTAGAAACAAGAGAGGTGTATAAATTTACTCCAGATAATTTAGACGAAGGCTATAAGTTTTTAACTACAGCCACTCGTTTGATTGGACATAACATCATAGGGTTTGACATACCCTTAGTAGAAAAGTTTGCAGGTATTGATCTTAGTACTAAAGAAGTTATAGATACCCTTGTGCTATCTAGATTATTTAATCCTACCAGAGATGGTGGTCATAGTCTAGCAACATGGGGATACAAACTTGGATACCCTAAGATTGAGTTCGAGGACTACTACAATTACTCAGAAGAAATGCTAACCTATTGTGTTCGAGACGTAGAATTAAATACCAAAGTCTTTGAAGAACTTAGAAAAGAATCTAAGGGGTTCACACCAGAGAGTATATCTCTTGAACAAGATGTTGCTGGTATTGTTAAGCAACAAGAGACGGATGGATTTAATTTTGATATGCCTTTAGCTCTTGGATTATTAGCAGAGCTTAGACAAAAGAAACAAGTAATAGAAGATGAGGTCCACGAAACGTTCAAGCCTAAGTGGGTAGATACAAAACAAGTTACACCCTTCATTAAGAAAGATGGTAATCTATCTAAGCGTGGTGTGACTGATGAAGAGTATCAACGTTGTTTAGATACAGATAACTACAATCCTTTCATGCGACAAACTTTACAAGAGTTTAATCTTGGCAGTCGTAAGCAGATAGGTGAGTACCTTATAGACTTTGGTTGGAAGCCAGACAGGTTTACTCCTACTGGACAACCTATTGTTGATGAGAAAACTTTATCCAAGATCACACACATCCACGAAGCTAAACTTATCGCAGACTTTTTATTGTTGCAAAAGCGTATAGCTCAGATTGATTCATGGGTTGAAGCTGTCAAGGATGATGGCAGAGTGCATGGATTTGTTATTCCTAACGGTACTATTACCGGACGGATGGCTCATAGAAATCCTAACGTTGCTCAAGTACCGTCACATGGCAGTCCTTATGGTAAAGAATGTAGGTCTTGTTGGATTGTTGAGGACGGATACAAACTTGTAGGTGTAGATGCAAGTGGATTAGAGCTACGTATGTTAGCACATTATATGGATGATAAGGAGTACATCAATGAAATTATTAACGGAGACATTCACACAGCTAACCAAAACTTTGCTGGACTTAAATCAAGAGATCAGGCAAAGACTTTCATCTATGCACTCGTCTACGGAGCCGGAGATGAAAAGATTGGAAGCATTATTAAAGGAAGCAGAGCAGAAGGTAAACGGTTGCGAGAACGCTTTCTTAATAGTCTCCCTGCATATAGAACTCTTAAAGAAAGAGTTGATAGAGCAGCGTCAAAAACGTATCTCAAAGGGATAGATGGTAGGAAGTTATACATACGTAATAAACATGCGGCACTTAACACCTTACTACAAGGAGCAGGTGCTATCCTAATGAAGAAAGCATTGGTCATGTTAGATGATCTGTTAAAGCTAAACACTATTGACTATAGGTTTGTTGCTAATATACACGATGAGTGGCAGATTGAAGTCAAAGAATCACAGACTGATTTTGTTGGAGAGATGGCAGTCAAATGTATTATAGAAGCAGGTGAACATTTTAATCTACGCTGTCCTATGGATGGCGAATATAAAGTAGGAGGTAACTGGAGTGAGACACACTAACCAACAGGAATTAGATATTAATTATATTAAACCAAACGACAGTAGTAGGAAAGGTGATCTAGCTGAGTACTATGCAGTGACATGGTTATGGGATAACGGATACGAGGTATTTAAAAATACCGGATGTACTGGACCTATAGATATGATAGCAATGAAGAATGGAGAGACTACGTTTGTTGATGTTAAAACAGCACAGCCGCAACAACATAAACGAACAGGAAATAAAGTAACCAAGTGTCAAAGCCGTAATGAAATACAAAAACAATTAGGCGTACAACTGTTACAGTTTAATCCTGTTACAAGAAAACTAGCTTGGATAAACCACAGACAAAAATAATATGACTAAATCTAAAAAAACTATTGACACAACCGACCAAGATGTATATAATAAACTGTCGGCTAAGAAAAAAACAGCCGAGTCAGGACACTGGTATACCCAGACAGGTGAACCAATGTATACTGTTATCGGAGCTAACGGTAAAGAACGTAACACTACTCTTCGAGATGCTAAGAAAGATAACTTAGTTCCTTCGGTTACTACTGTGTTGGGCATGATAGCTAAACCTGCATTAGAAAACTGGAAGATCAATCAAGCATTAAACTCTGCACTTACTCTAGAGAAAGAAGAAGATGAATCTCTTTCTGAGTTTGCT